ATCAAATGTGTTGCTATCGCCTTGTATAATCCAATCTAAATCTAATGTAGCTGCTAATGCAGATGTACCTGTATCTAAAGTAAAAGTATTAGAATTACCTGTTATATCTACATTGTAATTAGAACTATCAATGCCATAAGTATCTGTTGGGTCGCCTTGAATTGTAAATGTATTACTATCTCCATCAAATTCAAAAAATCCTGTAATACTATCTCCATAAATATCTCCAAGAAATTTATTACTATTACCTATTTGATTAATGTCTAATGTAAGATTTAAACCATCTAAGTCTAATGCTGTTAATGTTCCAGCTACAGAATTTAATCCGCCTATAATATTAGAATTTCCTAGTTGTTCTAAATCTATATTTGCTGTTGCACCTGATTGGTCAACATATATTTCATTATCAGCCCCGTATATTGTTAATGCACTCAGCATCACAATTAGGCTCATTAATTTTAATTTCATCATATTCCCAGTAACCTCTCTCAATTCCTGTATAAATTATATTTAAAATACCTGTTTCTACTGCTTTTTGCAAAGCTATAGAAACGCTTTCATTTTCTGCAATACCGCCTTCAACTTCTACTAATTCTGTTCCAGCTTCAATAAAACGAAAAATATCTTGCGATATGTTTGTAGAGACAATACTTTTAGATACTAAAGTTTCTATTAATACTTCTCCAGTAGATACTGAAACTAATCTTAATGATATAGTTACTGTATCTTCTCTATATTGTTTGCTAGTACCTATTCCTAAATATCTAGCACCTAATCCTCCAGATTTAAGATTAGCTTCATAGCTAATCACTCCACCTTCTATGATTAGTCCAGCAAATAATAAGGGTTGCATCTTATTATCTTCTTTAAACTCTTGTCTTGTGCTTCTTATTAACTGTCTTTCTTTAGTTAAGTTGTCTAAACCAACTCTTTCAACTACTGTAAAAAATTTTCCATCTGCTGCGTGTTTTAATGCTCTAATTAAAAAAGCTTCTGGAGCTTGTGTTATAGCAGTACTAAATAAAGCAAAAGAACTATTACTTTTTCTTTGTCCTGTTAAGTCTCTAAAACTATTTGGATATACAGCTACAGAGGGTTTTATTTTTGCAGGAGATAAATTTTTAAGTTCTTCTGATTGTAAATTTAATATTGCACTAGATTCAATATGTTGTGTTAATGCTAAATCTCTATTTTCATTTAATACAGCACAGCTAGAAAGTAAAATTACCGACAGGCAAAGAAATCGTTGTAATATTTCCATCTTGGTCCGTTATAGTTAGTGTTATTATCCCATCAACAACTTTGTATGTAATTGTATTTCCCTCTAATGTTAGAGTACCTTCTGTGCTTGGTGTTTCA